TCAAATTGGACGAGCGACCATACCTTGAGGAAGTCTATCGCCACTTTGGTGCTACTGCCAAGAGCGACACTACCAAAATGATACTTCTAAAATGCAGTCGAAAGGTTGAGAAGACCGAGACGATATGCAATCTACTGCTCTACGGCCTTCTAAACATACCTTACTTCAACGCAGTATATACCGCCCCCCGACAACCCCAAGTGACGAGATTCGTCGAAGAGAGGCTCAATGGGGCCATGATGGGTAGCATCAATGATGGGTGCTTGATGAATGCCCGATTGAAGACGAGCGTTAGCCATCAGACATTCGATGTCGGTGCAAGGACACTAAACCACCTTTACGCCTATTCAAATTGGGGCGACGGCCACTCACTCTTGGGTATCGAGGCCGACCTATGCTGTGTTGACGAATACCAAGACTCGGATGGAGATGTCCTGCCGATGTTGGTTGAGATGCTCGCTCAATCCGATTACAAATGGGTAGTGGTATCGGGAACTGCTCGTGAGCAAGGTTCGGAGTTCTGGAGACTGTGGGAGAAGTCAACGAAGGGTGAGTGGGATTCGGAAACGGAAACATGGAGTCATGGCAAAAGTAACGCCGGAATCATCGGATACCACATCTCGCAGGTCATGCACCCTGATATTTCAGAAAAGGAGATAGCCCAAAAGAAGGAGACATATACGCCTCGTAGATTTGCAAACGAAGTTCTCGGTGAGTTCTTCGCAGGTGCTACGAAGCCTATTACATTCGATGAGGTCTTGCCGACATTTGACCGAGAGCGTGGAATCGTTCGTGGAGTCTTACCTCCTGAAAAGACATTCATGGGAATTGATTGGGGGCGTGAAACCACCGTGGTTATTATTGACGATAAGGGTAACATACTGAATGCAGTCAAATTGGATTCACGAGACACCGGTGAAGGTGACGAAGTGGAGATTCTCAAGCAAATGATTGTTGATTATAACTGCGTCCAAGTCGTTGCTGATATTGGATACGGAGCAAGACAGGTGAGGCAATTACAGGAAGAGTTCGGTGAGCGAGTTCGTTCTTGCTATTACACATCACGACCAATGACGCCATACGAATACAAAAAGCGTGACAACAATCGTCACCTAATTTTCATGTGCGTGGTTGACAGAACAACCTATGTCGAATTGACCGTGGAGGCAATCAAGAACAATGAGATTAGCCTTCCCTATCAAGATGAATCACTTGCTTGGGTGGCTCACGAATGGTGTTCCCTAACTTCATCTGAGGAATCGGATGCCAAGAATACCAAGCCCGTTAGAGGACAGACTTTGACCAAGTATGGACGAGACGGGGATGACCACGCGTTCCACGCACTACTCTATGCTCGACTTGCTCAAGAAGTCGGCGGCGACGGTGATGATTTTGTCATGAAGACCTTCGGCGCATAAGCCCTATGAGATGGGGGTATATAGTCTTTTGCTTCCTATATTGATTTTTCCCCTGTTTCTGTGGGCTTTCGCTACCGTCATAAACCATATCATGAAACAGGTTGTAGTATGGCGAACGCTGACGACATTCTTCTTGAGATGCTCAAGGGGCTTAAAGAGGATGTTAGCGTCATTCGGGACAACCATTTGGCTCATATTGGTGAGGATATTCAATCAATTAAGGCCGAGCAAGTGGCGCAACGCAAGGACATTGATGACCTCATGGCTTTCAAGTCTGAAATCACCGACTGTATCAAGTCATCAGTCAATAGATTACTTGCCGGAATTGCCGGAATTACCACAGCCGTACTCGGCGGAACAACACTACTCTGAGGGTGAAAAAATGACTCAAAAAACACAATTAACCCAACGCCTATTTTGGTTCATATCCGTCCCGATAGTCTTGGCATGGGTATCATTTGCTTCGCTTGCAATTTGGCAAAGCGTCGTGAACGGTGTCGAGATTGTTGAGAATCAGTTAATGGTCATTGGAATAGTGGGTGGGCCTGCACTACTTATCATTACCAATATACTCGACCTCTATAAGCAAGAGACTACGACGGACATTCAAAACATGACTCCAAGTTATGACCTAAACAGCGAATTGCAAAAGATGCAATTAGCCCACGACTTAGAGAGGAAATCCAAACAACACGACCATGAGATGCACATGGAACGAAAAGGCGCCACCGGAACCGATGAGGAACAGTAAGGCGGTTTGCATGTCATCGGATGAATTATACGAAAAGGCTAAAATTATAGCAGGTGCAACAGGTCGTAGTGTCGCTGATGTCTTTGAAGACCTAAGTGACGATGGCATTCTCAATGATTCAAATAAGAACAAAGTGGACTTGATAACTCAATTGAAGGACGCCGCTGATTTAATCTCATCAGTTCAAAAAATCAACGCTCAAGTCTCTGAAAACACAGTGCTTAACGGCGGCGATAACAAAACCGAAGTCACGGTGGAGACAACGCTTGATGGCGACATCGTGGATAGAGCAATTGCATCGGTTCAACGCAAGGCGGAGAACATCAAGAAAATAGCCATTATATTCATCCCTGTCGTCCTGTTAATCACAGGTGGCACGATGGAGGGCTTGGGTGTATTCGACGGCTCTGACGCACCTCCTGATGCTCCATTCATGAACGAATACGGTGGATGCCTTGCTCCTGATGCCGTGAACTATGATGAGATGGCTTCTTGGGACGATGGCTCGTGTTATTGGGACGATTGGAACGATGAACAATGCGAACCGAATCTGGAAGCAGGTGAGTCTTGGGCCGAATCGGTGAAAGGTGAATCGTCGAACATAGAAGTGCATATCGAAGTCAATAACCTGAATCCTGATTGCCACATTGAAATCGAAGTCCTCATCTCCGTGTATCTCAATAACTCGTATCAATTCACTATGGAGCCTGATGAACTTGGCCGCTATTGGGTGTATGATAGCGTTGATGTAAAGATTCGAGATGAGAGAATAGACAACCTCGGTGATGGCGATTGGTCGTTTGAAACGAGATTCATACCGGTCGGTGGGAACGAGTATTGCTGTCAAATGACCAATGTAGTGACCATTGAGGAATCCAAGCCAGAATAAATATATCCGTAAGTGTTATATAGGCGACCCCCTATGGAGTAACATGGACGAAACACAGACCCCCAGCCGAAAAGCAAAGCGAACTATGGAAATGTACGAAGCGTGCATGTTCATGGCGACATACACCGCAACCAAATACAAAGAGGGTTTCCCTTGCTCTATCACCGATTGTGGAGATGGTAAGGCAATCATCGTGTCAACCGAAGCGGCGTTTGTCGATTGGAAGGAAGCAAACCGGTACACATCCCCTTGCGTCTATTGGCCTTGAGCAACAGGCTTTAGAACCTGTGGGCCAACCCCTGTCTATGGCAGACGAAGGGCGAAGGCGTTTTTGGCAACGAAAAATACCCAAGACCATCGAGCCTGTTTCCTTGGACTACAAGGCGTTGGCGTCGTTATCCAAAATAGGAACATACACCACTTCTCAAGGCCGGACAGGTAAGGCAGGTGGCGGCGCAAGTCCAACACTTGACTACTCGGTCATCCGTGAAATCAGTATGAAGTCAGAAGTCATTGCCGCAATCGTCAGACGAACTGTTGACGATGTATTAGGCAACGGATACCGATTTGACCTTGCCGAAGGTATCGAGGAAGCCAATCAGGCTGACTTGAAAAAATTACATCTATTCTTCACCATGCCAAACCCCGAAGACTATGGGAATGAATGGCTTGAATCATTAGTCTATGACCTATGCCTCTTTGGAGACGCATACTTGGAGATGGACGGTTCTCGTGATAAGTCGTCAGATAGTGGCGAGGATTGGGTCTTTGGGGGCAAGTTATCATCCATTTGGAATGTCCCTGCTGACACCATAGAGATTCTACCCGCACCACGATTACCTGCACCGCCGGAGATGGCATACATTCAGGTAATCAACGGTGAGACACGGCGATTTGCTTCAAACAAAATAATGCACATCAGCAAATACAAACAGGGACGAGGATACGGAACTTCGCCCATGATACCCCTATTGCAAACCATAACCGGTATGTTGCACCTGTCGAATTACATCAACGAACAATTCACAGGAACATTGCCGAAGACCATTCTCAATGTTGGTGATATTTCAAACAGTGAGATGAAGACAATGCTTGCCATGCTTGAGCAACAATTGAGTACCGGCAAATCACCATTCGGATTAGTCGCAGTCAATGGTGGAAAAGGGTTTGAAACACACCGTCTAATTGACTCAATCAAGGACGGACAGCACCTCGACCTGCTCTACTACTACCGTGAAGAGATATGCGCTGTATTTGGCATCCCGCCGATGAAATTGGGTTGGGTTCAAACAGGTAAAATGTCGAACCCCGAATCTCAATTAGAGGCTTGGTATGATGTAGTCGAATCGTATCACCACCGTATATCGTCCTTAATCAATTATCGAATACTACCACTACTCGGAGTCACCGATTATGTATTCAAGTTCAATACAATCAGGCCATCCAAGGAGAAGTTACAGGCGGAAGTGATTCGCTCTCAAGGTGCGGCGATAGCGTCACTAAGACAGGAGGGAGTCATCTCGATTAACGAGGCTCGGAAAATGCTTGGATACGATTTGATTCAAGACGACGATGCAAACGACCCATACTACCTATCGCCAAAATTAGCCATCAACAGAGGTGCTGACTCTGATGAACCCGATGATGAAGAGGTCGAGCGCATGTATCGAAGATTGACCCCCCGTGATTTGAAACCGCCGCAGGGAGTGAGAGATGCCTGCAAGACGGGCATACAACTCTTTGAGGACGGCTATGGAGGAAGTGGCCTTGAAGCCGCTACAATCCGTGAGGCTCGTGGTATCGTAAGAGGAAATAATATCACCGTCGCCAAGGCCGGAAAAATGATTCGTTGGTGGGGCCGCAACTCAAGGTTCCTTGATGAGCCTAAAGACAGTGCCGCTTGGACTGCCGCCATGTTATGGGGTGGTCGTGCGGGCAAGTCATGGGCTTCTAAATTGAAACGCGCTCAGGACTCAGAAGAAAAGGCCGAACCGGTATATCCTCACGAAATGTATGACTGTGAAACGGGTGAGAGTTACACTGCAAACAATGAAGCCGAACATCAGGAATACGCTGACTTAGGCTATGTTCATTCGATGAGCGAATGTGAACTCAAAGAAGAGGGAGAGCATGGACTTTGAGGTCAACGGAGGGGTCTTCAACAGAGCCGCCCGTTCCTTCGCATACTTGGGCGCATTCTTATCCGGCCCTGCTACGATAGCCATGCAAAAGGAGTTCGGTGAAATCATCCTTGCGAAAGCAAAGCAGTTAGTGCCGGTTAGGACAGGTGCTTTGAAGAACAGTGGCCGTGTGGTCATGTCTCAAAGTCGAAAGGGCGTCGAAGTTAGGTTTGGTAATTCAGGAGTCCGATACGCTATGGTAGTCGAGTATGGACGATTCTCATACGCTCCATTTGCACCCCGACCATACATTAGACCCGCCGTCCGATACGCAAGCAAGAAGTTCAGAGCAAGCAAACAAATGAAGATAGCGGAGCGAAAAACACTGCCTCGCCGTTGGATTTAACGACACGATTATATAGGTGGGGATTTGTATTCGGAACATGCGTGGACGAAAGGGCGGAGACAGAGTGTTGAATAAAACACCACATTGGGTCATAGAAGGATTGGCTCAAATGGAGGTCACTGAACCCATGCCAACACCCGACATTCTTCTCGAATTAGACCATTACAGGGCAGGACTCACCAATCCGAGTCGCAACCGTCACGCAACTCACCGATACTACGACCACAGCCCCCAATTCATCGTATTCGTATTGAAGCGATTGGGATGGCGCAACACCACACAGGGAACAGGCAAAGCCGCTATGTGGGTCAAGGGTTAGAGTCTTAAACCACTTCGCACAGACGATAGGGCATGAGCCGCCTTAGTGATGCAGTCGTAATTGACTCTGACGATTTATTCAACGCCATTGAGGGCGATTCAAAAGAGGCAGTGTTTGAATACCGATTCAACATGCCATTTACTGTTGACAAGGCACATAAGCCTGAACATGACGAGGGTGACACAGTAGTCTATGGCCCCGTCTATGTTGGAGACGAGAAGATGCTCGACCGACACCGTGAATTGGTGGACGCCGAGGCAATCATGAAGTCTTGGGATACATACTCTAAGAATCCGGTTATCCTCTACAATCACCGAAAGGACTACGGCGTCATTGGTTTGATGGAGTCCGTTGAGATGGGTATGTTCACAGCCGAGGACGGGACAGAGATGGAAGCAGTCTTTGGACGGGCAGTCATTGACAGTGGTGAAATTGACATCACTCGTAAAATCAACAAAGGTATGCTACGAGCATTCTCTATTGGCTTCATGGCTAAGGCCGCAGTCAAGGAAGGCACAGGCGACGAGGCATATATTAGATTCACCAACATCGAATGGATTGAGACGAGTGTGGTTGACATTCCCGCAAGTCCAAACGCACTGTTCAATGTGAGCAAGTCCCTCGTTTCCTATGGAGATGAGATTATTGCCGAGCAACCAAGAGCCGATTCAATCTCTGAAATGTCCGAAAAATTGGATTTGTTGATTACTCACCTCTCAACACCTATCGGAGACAATACCCTTAAAGACCATGTGCCGGAGGTAATTGCTATGACCGAAGCGAACCTTACCGACGCAACAGAAGAAGAAGTGGTTGTTGAAGAAGCACTTATTGAATTATCAGAACCAACAGAAACCGTCTTACTAAAGACAGAAGAGGTTCTCGAAGAAGAGGAAGAAGTTCTTGAAGAAGAAGTCCTTGAAGAAGAAGTCCTTGAAGAAGCCGAAGAGGCTGTCGAAGAAGAAGTTCTTGAAGAGGAAGTCCTTGAAGAAGAAGTTCTTGAAGAAGAAGTTCTGGTCGAAGAGGTTGCCGAAGCAACCGAAGAAGAATCACTTGGAGACGAACTCGTTGAATTATCTATGGATGAAGACACTCCAACACTCGCAATCCTCTCTGAAGTCGTCTTGGCTTTGTCACAGGTTGAAGAAAGTGTCAAATCAATGCACACCTTCTTTGCCGAGGTCGAATCACTCAAGGCCGCACTTGCTGAAAAGGAATCAATCATTGCCTCTATGACAGAGCAAACCAAAGCCGCCGAAGCCGAAGCCGCTATCGAAGCCGAGGTTTCACGCCGACTCGCTGAAAAAATGGCCGAAGCAAATCTCGCTCCGACCGCCGCAAGTCCAAAATCACTTTCCACATCGTCCAAGACTCTGAAAGTCAAGACCGGAACAACCAAGCATGACCCAACGCCCGAAGTTAGCAACGGAATGGCGCACTTAGGCTCATGGTTGGAGAACCGACTTGGTGCTAAGAGAACCGGATATATGGATGAATGAACCAAAACGGTTAATACCCACAACGACAGGAGATTGAAAACATGAGCCAAGAAATAGACTTTACAGAATTGACAGAAAGAGTGAAGAACGCTCTCGCAGGAGCCGCCGCCGCAACCGGTGCTACCATGCTTCCAACTGAAACCGCCGAGGAAATTATCGGAATCGTGTATGAACGCAACTTCATGCGCTCCCTTTTCCCTGCAATGCCAATGTCCCGCCGAATCATGAAAGTGCCAAAATTGAGTGGCTCTGTTGACTTCCACGGAATGACCCTCGGTAATGTTGACGCCGGAACTGCCGCTGATGAATCCCGTCACGCAACC